CACTTATTTCGAAGTTGCCAAGACAATATCTTCTGCAAATATGGTGAGTCGAACACTCTATTGTATACTAGGTGTTCCACTTCCAATAATTTGCGTGAACAATGTCCATCAAACCTCGAGCAGTCGAGTGCTAACTGTACTGGCCGTTTGAACCGTGACCATTTGCTTTGAATGAGAGCGGCGCGGGCCTCTTGGTTGAGACCTTTGACAACGACTCTGCCGGGTGGGAGGATACTTGCTAGGCGACCAACGCCCCTCAATTCATATAGATCGTGCTCGATTGCTTTTAAGTAATTACCGAGCTCTATATTATATCTCGCCCCACGGGCCTGAATCATCCTCGGATCCTTTCCAGGATCAACGAGACGCTCCAACTTGACAAATGCCTGTATGTAACTGTCTTTGCGACACAACGGGATTGTTTCCAAGGTTGCCTGTGCGTCCTTGTAACGCTGCATTTTCCTGCCAGCGAAATTAGACGTCCAATCTGCAAAGCTCAGGGGCTGTCGCTTACCGAAATGATCGGCAAGCTTTCTGGCCAGCCCCTTGAGCCTCTCGATTGCTTGGTCCTCGGGTTTAATCCAATTACAAACTACACGGTTAGTGCAAGCCAAGAGCTGATTACACTGACAGTCATTATGGACATAGTACTGATCTGCATGAGGCACTGAAGCTAACTCACCAAACTCAGACTGCTTGTCACAATAAGACCTAGCATCATCAACACTCAACCCACATTCCGGGTCAAGAGACTTCTCCTCAAGTCCGTTTGTTCTGCAGCAATGAGCTGACCTGCGGTATCCCTATCCGGTGCTTTGAGCACCGATAGCGCGGTTATGCAATGCGACTGCATTCCGAGTTTCGTTACTCAGAATGTAATTGTCCAACTGCGCCTCACATGGGGAAATTGATTGGTAGCATGCAACTACCATCCGTCTTAGGGTCAGCATTTGACCTATTGGCATCTCCTGTTCTCGCCACTTCCGGTCGAAGTATTGGTTAAGCGAGACTAGACCTTCCTTGGTCCTTGCCTTTCCGAGTGTTAAATACTCGACTTCATCTCTCAGTTCTGAGATGACGGAAAAGGCAATTGGAGTTGTTGTTGATTTGGGTTGCGACACGGTAGTTGCACGACTATCGATTCCGAGTCCGCGGGCTAGTTGCACTAGTTTGTCAAGATTGTTGTCGCCAACAACTTTCAAATAGCGCCTGTGACGTAGCCCTGAGTAAATCCCAACAACAAGCGAGAAAACTGCCGAAATCCCAATTGGGATTAACGGTAGAGCACGCGTTGCTATCGCGACGAAAACTTGAAATCGTCCCCTCTCGATGACCATAGCTGGTGCTAAAACCGGCCAGGACTCGACAAGGTATTCAGACAAGGACCAAACCCACCTGGAATCAGCGAATTTGTTACTCACCCAATCAACACACTGCCACCCATAACGTAATTCGTAACGCTCCTCGAATGTTGGTTTAACATTGTATAGAACGAGTCCTGCATACGAAATGAGCATGGTGAATGTCATGCACGCTAGCATGCACACCCACCACCAACGATTGCACAAGTTGACAGTGTACATATCGTTGGGCGCCAATGGCCCAGCAACTGGTGCCCAAGTGCTCCCGACAGAGCTTGGGGCAGCAGGTGTGGGTACAGCCACTTTGGCTGTTGCTGCAACCGGTTTTCCTCCGGTTCCAGCCGCTTGCGAGGCGACTGGTGCTGCCTGTGCAGCTGCGGTGTTAACCGCTGGTGTCACTTGCGTGACTGCCGCTTGCGCGACTGCCGCTGGTGCGGCTGCCGCTACAGGTGCGGCATTTGCAGCTTGTGGAGCTGCAGCAGTAACGGGGACTGCTGGTGCAGTTATTGGAACTGCTGTTGCAACAATTGCAGAAATTTGAGCCTGTGAAGGCACTGCTGTTGCTGTGGTGACTGGTACCACTGGAACAACCGGAGTTGCCGCTGCTGGTGCAGCTGAACCATTGGTCTGGTTTCCTGAAGTTGAAGGGGCCACCTTCGCATTCTTTCCGCCTTTCTTCTGGATCTGTTTTGTCATATTTACGTTATTACGTTTAATGCCGCCGATAAATTTTAGATCGTTTGTAGAAATAATTTCTGCCGCAACCGGAGTAGTATTCATTTACTCAAGGACAA